TTGTCCGCCCAAATTGTGTATAAGTCAGCCATGTTTTTACTCCAGTGGTCCTAGTAATTCAAATCCTTGTATTTCGGATTTGTACAGGTGTGCTTGCTCAAGGTACAGGTACTTGAACCCACGAGCCTTGTAGATAGCACACTCTGTTTTCATTGTTTCTATTCCCAATCTTAATCGGGGGTTGTTGTAGTTCCATGCAAATTGATCGCATAGAGCATTGTGATCGTCGTAGCGTCTGATCAGAGAGAATGCTGCCAACTTGTCTCCATCATAGTATCCTATAACATCAGTCATTGAGTCAGTATAACGACTGTCAAAGATAGGCATGACACTGGCAAAGTGTTTGTATTTGCAATAGTCTCTGTAGATGGTATTCAGCCTAGTGATGTCTGGCTCGCGCAAGTATTCCCATTTAACTGTTGGCTCGTAGTCGGTTTGACTCAGATCAATTCTAGCAAACTGATAAGTCATCTGGGATCCTGTCTGTGATGAAACAGGGTCTGCAAGTATTGTTCTGGCCAGTTGTGATAAAATCCTTTAGCGGCCATGAGTTTTGCTTTGACATTCAAGTCACTTAAACATTGCACAAGTGCAAGGGCATACTTGCCTTGATTCATGATAACACCGTTGACATTTTCTACATCTGCTGGATGATCTTCTAGTGCCAAGATGTCAGCTCGTAACAGGTGTTCGGTGTTGGCAGATTCAATTCTGGATGAAAACAGTTCATAACTCCATTCCGCAGGATCATAAGCATAGATAATAACTTCCCGGTCGCCCATGCCCCAACGTGCTCGATTTTTTAGATCATAATAAGGATCGCTTCCTAGATATACTTCAAATGTGCGTTTCATTCTGGCTTGACGTGCAAACGGGCATGGCGGAAAACCGCCCAGGGCTGGATGTGGGACTTCTACAAAATTTTCAATCCAGGATTCTATATCTGCTTGTACTTGTTCTATTTCCATTAGAAGAAATTCAATTTTGATTTTTGTGTGGTTTCGAGATTGCTCTTGATCAACTCTGCAATTAACATGCGTTCTTTGTAACTCATGTTCATTACATCTTCGTATGTGCCGCCACCGCGCATGTGCCAACTCATTTTTAAACAATTTGCCTTGACATCATTTGCCTCCTCTTCCATGCGATCAATCATGGCAGAAATTTCTTCAGTTGACTGGCTTAGGAGGCGACGCCGAAAAAAGCGGCTTGGTCCAGAGTAAGAGTTTGTTCGTGTTTGTGACTGCAATTGGGGCAAACAACTTCAAAGGGTTTGAGGTCACTTGAAGTTCGAAGTTCAATCACTCGATCTCGAATTTCTTGATACAGTTTACGATCACAGTTGACCAAGAAGTCGCGTATGAAATCAATTTCAGTTACCAAGGCATCTGGGGTGCGTATACTAGCAATGCTGTATTTGAGAGTTTCAATTGTGATCTCAGTGATCAAGTGCATGATTTCGTTGAGTCGTTTGATTTTTTCTTCATCGCTGGTACTAGTATCTGACTGAATCTGTTGTACATTACGCTGTTGCTCGTATTGTTTGAGACCCACTTGATTTTGATTTCTATAACTCACAGGCATGAGTGTGATTTCTAAATCACCATGCTGAATTGGTGTACCATAGTCAGGCTCCCGGATACTGTCAAGAACCATGCGCAAATCTATCCCAAAGTCTGATTCAGTTTCGCATTTGGGACATTTGGTAGCCAGTTCCATTTCGTGCCCGTAACTGGCAATTCTGATAGCAATCAAAATAGCATTTAAATCAACTCCGGGTACTTCCCAGGCATTTTTGATATTGGGCAAACAACTGTGAATCACATTGATCACAGCCTGTCCGCTGAACAGCGCATCTGGAGTACGATAGGTGATTTCGTCTATGGCAGTCATGGGATAAACTGGAAATTCCCTATTTTCGGGCATGGTCAATGCTGTGGCAGGCCAATGATGTCCACCAGATGGCAGACTCAAATAGATGGCCGGTTGTCTAAAAAATTGTTTCAGCGGGTTCGCAGTTTGGGTCATATATCACCTATAAATATACAACTACTTATAGGCACTAAATCATGGCGTCAGCAAATCAGGAAGCACAAGAACTAACCCAAACAATGGCCAAACTCAACGAAGAGATGGCTCTCTATGGTCGGACCACTGCTCAGTCTGAACAGGCCAGAACAGACGCTAATATGAAAGCCAAGTATGGCATCAACAACTTCAGTACTGGCACTGCGCAGGCTGCCAAAGCACTGGAAGGACTAGGCGGTGCTGCCATAGCCGGCATGAAAGCCATGGCCGAAGGTCGAAAAGGTGCCGCAGCGTTTAACGGTGCAATGGACGAATTGGCCACCAGTGCCATGGCCGCTGGCGCCGCTCTGGCATTGCTGGCACCTGGTGGTATAATAATCAAGGCCTTTATCGCTGCCACCACTGCGGCCACTGTGGGTCTAATCAAATACAACCAAATGACCCTTGACATGGTGGACAAACTGCACAAGGGTTATCAAGGCATGAGCAAGTCTGGGGCCGCTGCCAGCGATGGCATGACTGGGCTGTTCAATGATGCCAAGAAACTGGGTCTGAGCATGAGCGAACTGGACGGATTTGTTTCCCTGGTGGCTGAACATTCTCAAGATTTTGCCTTGTTTGCTGGATCAGTTAGTGAAGGTAGAAAACAAATAGCAGATCTCGGCGGTGCCTTAAAATCCAGCCGTACAGAGTTTTTCAACATGGGCATGAGACTTGAAGACGTCAATGCAGGCATGGCCAGTTTCTTAAGATTGCAAGGACGCACAGGTCAAGCACAAAAAATGACCACAGACCAGTTGGCTGCTGGTGCCAAGGCCTACATGTTTGAAATGGATGGCCTGGCCAAACTGACTGGTCAGAACAAGAAAGACCTTGAAGATCAGCGCATGAAAATGTTGAATCATTCAAAGGCCGCGGCAACACTACGCCTGATGGAAAGAAACGGCAACAAAGAGGGTGCCGAATCGTTGAAACGATTTACAAATATTATGGGCATGGCAGGCCCAGGTGTGCAAGACGGCATTATGGCCATGCTCAATGGATCATTGAGCGACCCCGAAGCCCAGAAACTTTTCCGGGGATCTGCAGGTGAAGCTCGTGTGGTGATTGACATGATTAAAAATCAACAGATCTCTGCTGTGGAAGGTGCTCAAAGACTTAGTAAAGCCCTGGGCACAGTCAGTGAAGGCATGCTTGAAAATGCTTCAATCAACAGTGGCTACGGTGATGTTTTTACTTCAGTTGCTGAAGGACAACGAGCAAGAGTAATGAGTGACAACGATATAGTAGAGCAAGAAAAAAAGATGCTGGCCGATCGAGCCAAACAAATTGCCGGAGCAGATGCAGTGGTTGCCGCACAGACTCAGTTGTATAATACGCAAATTGCAGCCAATGAGTCATTGGAGCGCCTGATGCTGAGCAATGCGGAGTCTGCACAGAAGTTTGCAAATACGTTGGCAACTGCCTCAGATAAGGCCGCTACCCAGTTGCAGAAACTGGCAGACATTGTAGAGAAACTGGTTGGTAAATTTGTCACATCATATGAGAAAAAAGGCGAGAATGAAAAAACTGGGGTTTTAGCAGGTACTGCTGTCGGTGGTATATTAGGCAATTTAGGCGGCGGTGCGCTTGGTACCTATATTGGTGGTGCGCTTGGTACCGCTGTTGCTGGACCGGCTGGCACAGTAATTGGCGCGGCGCTTGGTAGAACAGTAGGGCAATACCTTGGTACATTACTTGGCGGTGCAGGGGGATATGGTACAGGTGGTGCTGTGGGAAGCATGATGGATAGTAGTGACAGACGCGGGGTTGACCGTCGGGCCGCAGGTGGTCCTGTCAGCAAATCAACCCCGTACCTTGTGGGAGAACAAGGTCCTGAAATTTTTGTTCCTAAAGCCGCAGGAGATATTGTACCAAACGACAGACTTGGCGCAGGCGCTGCCATAGGCGGCAACTTCTCCGCGGCCATTGATGAAATGTTCAAGGATGTAAAAACACAAGAAAAAACACTTGACGTTGATACAGTACGTATGCGACAGTTCAGTGACCTGCAAAAACAATATTTTACTGTGTATGGCGGGTTCATGAAAGATGTGATTGAACAAGTTGACGACAACGACCCCAAGGATTCTTCATCCACAATTGGTCGCATGTTCTCAGGCATGATGGGAATGTTTGGCGGTGGTGGTGGACTGCAAATGCCCAAGGCATCAAACATCATGGGCATGGGCGGTGGTCAAGGCTTACAAGCAACATCACAGTCAGATTTGTCAAAGATGGGTCTGAACATCAAGTCAGGTGATGTACAAGCCAGCGGCGCAGGCATTAGCCCTAAACTGATTGAGATAGCCAAGGCCATACAAGGGGGTGTGCCGGGATTTGGATACTTTTCGGCATTCAACGATAGGTTCCATCAAGAAAAAGCATCTTCAAGCAAGCACACACAGGGCCTGGCCGCTGACTTTACGTTGGCACAACCACCCAGCCCACAGGATGGAAAACAAATAACAAACTATCTCAAACAAATGGGGGCTAGTTTGGCCATAGACGAATATAACTTCCCAAGTTCCAAATCTACTGCTGGACACTTCCATGTGGAGATTCCGGCATTTGAATACGGTGGTGATATACCTGCAGGCCAATTGGGCATTGCCGGGGAAAACGGCAAGCCAGAAATAGTCACTGGTCCAGCGTCAGTAACATCAAACAACGACATCATGGGTGCATTCAACAACATGGCCGGGCTGATGAAACAACAAGTGGTCATGATGGATGAATTGGTTCGAGCACAAAAAAGCGGTAATGATATCTCCAGCAAGATGTTGCGTATGCAAACATAATCACGGTAAATAAACTACTATGGCAGATAAACAACAAGGTTCGTGGCGCAAGTATTTCAAGGTTGCAGACAACTCTGGAGTACAAAGTCCTATATCAGGATCAAATCAATTTGGTTTACCAAACTATCCCCGGAACGATGGCAACAGTGGTTCGGCACAGGCAGACTTTGTATTCCGCAACTATGCAAGCCGCTTGCCAGAAGTTTACTCGGGTCACCCCAACCGTGTGGAGCGTTATAATCAGTATGAAAACATGGACATGGACTCGGAAGTCAATGCCTGTTTGGACATCATTGCTGAATTCTCAACACAACTGAGTGAAACCAACGGCACACCGTTTGACGTAAAATACAACGACAAGCCCACTGATCATGAAATTGAAATTATCAAGAAGCAGATGCAACAGTGGGTCAAACTAAACAAACTGGACCAGCGCATCTTCAAACTGTTCCGCAACACCATCAAGTACGGTGACCAAGTGTTTGTGCGTGATCCAGAAACATTTGAAATGTACTGGGTGGACATGAGCAAGATCATGCGTATCATTGTGAACGAATCAGAAGGCAAGCGTCCAGAACAATACGTTATTCGTGACATCAACCCCAACTTCCAGAACATGACTGTGGCAGCCAAGACTACCACAGACTACATGACCAATCCTGTGACAGGCACCATATCAGGCAGTTCAAACTACACCATGCCCAATGGCGGGGCCGGAGGCGGCGTGGGCAACAGCAGATTCATGCAGGCCATGAACGAAGCCACAATTGATGCCAAGCATGTGGTGCATTGCAGTTTGAACGAAGGCCTAGACGTATTTTGGCCGTTTGGACGCAGTATACTAGAACAGATTTACAAGGTTTACAAACAGAAAGAACTCTTAGAAGATGCTATTCTTATCTATCGTGTGAGCCGTGCACCTGAGCGTAGAGTGTTTAAAATTGACGTGGGCAACATGCCCAGTCACCTGGCCATGCAGTTTGTGGAACGTGTGAAAAACGAAATGCATCAGCGTAGAATCCCTACCATGACAGGTGGCGGACAAAACATGATGGATTCAAGTTATAATCCACTTTCAATCAATGAAGACTACTTCTTCCCCCAAGGGCAAGACGGACGCGGCAGTTCAGTAGATGTGCTACAGGGTGGTGCAAACCTAGGCGAAATTGACGATTTAAAGTACTTCAACAACAAGATGGCACGTGGTTTGCGTGTGCCTAGTAGTTACTTGCCCACTGGTCCAGACGATTCAGACCGTGCAATGAATGACGGAAAAGTAGGCACAGCACTGATACAAGAGTACAGATTTAACCAGTATTGTGAACGTTTACAGGCCTTAATTGCTCAGAA